ATAGTAATCTCTTTGATTTCAAAAACATCATCATAAGAAATGTTTCTATGAATATTATCAGTATACTCTTTATATAATATTTTGATCATATCTAGAGTTAACAGACCCTTTTCATCTACAATCTTAATTATTTCATCAGCATCTTTGCTGCCCACTTGTCTCGGAACCCAATTAAAATAAGCAAGCATAGACTTAAAGTTCACATGATTCTTAGTATGTGTATTAGATATTGTGTAATGAAACTCACCTATTAGCATTAGTAAATACAATATACTGTTCTCATAATGAGAGTTAGCCATAATCTCCATAGCTAATACATGATTATCATCATCAGAACTTTCAAACATACTTTTTAGCTGCTGATATACTTCATAATCTATAACTGTAGAATCATCACCATTGATATTAGTGAGTAACTCTGACTCACAATAGATTGGTTTACCTTGGATAGCATTGTATGTGTCAAGATATTCTGGTTCAACACCATAAAAATATCTACTCTCATAAATACTTGTGTCTCCATTAGAAAGAGTATTTCTCATGTCTGAATAGCCTGAACAAACTTCTTTAGCACCTGTACTAGAAATTGCTGTTTCTAATTTATCAATGTAATATTGGTCATTACAAAGTTTCTTTACATTGTTAAGAATTGTATCTGCATCAGCAAAATAATACCAGGTAGATGTAGTAAGTTTACCCATACTACTCTTACCACTAAATACTACAGTAGCTTTTTCTGGATCTCTTACTACTCTGATACCAAGATTTAAGGCAAGGTCTTTTAGTTTCATTCTTGGGATATTAACTCCCGGCAATAGATATATTGTGTCTCCTTTTGTAGGAACATATCCCTTTGCATTTACAAAAGTACTTAGTGATTCTCCTAGACCTTCTAAAATTTCTACATCTAGACCACGTATACTTTCATAGTCTGATCCATTACTTAAGTTAATATGAACAATTTTTTCCATAATTTAATTTATAAAGATTAAGGGGAGTATTACCTCCCCCTATCTTATTTTTTAGTTAGTATTGTTTTTATTAAAAGGGGAAACCTTTTATGTTAGTTTTATTGGATAGCCATCTTCACCACGTTAGTATTCTGCATAAGCTTACTAAATTTCACCTTATTCCCGTTTACTATCTCTTTGACCATATAATATCTAAGGTCATTTGTAAATGCATCACATTCTGTAGTTAGAATAGCTAATCTATCAATTAATGCTGGAGCAACTGCACCTTTATCAGCTTGAACTAATGAATAGTTAATCAACCTGGTAGCAATAACACTAGAGATATCTGCTCTAAAGTCATCATCCTTACCAACAGCATTTGTTAGAGCTCCCATTACATAGTCCTTATCTTTAGTTAAGATATCTTCAGGACTAATGATCCGGTCAAGTTTATTATTAATAAACATGGTAAACATAGAACTAAAGTCTGCTCCCACAGAACCCTCACCAATCATCTGAACTAGTGGTAATGAATCTTCAAACTTACCAATAGAGCTAATAGCATTAAAGAATGTAGTAATAGATCTTGGATTTACTCTTTGAGTTACCAACTCTGGGTGCATCAACATAAAGTTAATACATCTACCATCTATTCCTGCATTCTCTGCCCACTTAGCCCATACATCAGAATCATATTTAAGCTCAACAGAAATAAATCTAGTCTTCTGAGCAACATCTAAGCTAGTAACATTATAGTCACCATTGTCTGGATTAGTAGTCAAGATAACATGCCAGTTCTTAGGTAATTTCCAAGAAACATATTCTTGTCTATCTAAGATCTCCATAGTAGCTTGCATAAATCTATGGTCTGCACGAGTATAGTCATCAAGAATCAAGAAGCCACCTTCACCTTTACCTTGAATCCACTCAGGAGCAGCATGAGACATTCTCTTACCTACAACTTTATAACCCTTTACAGTTGCTGCATTTATCTGAGATTCATTAATCCAGGTAGTTTTACCCTCAGCATTTTGAATTTCAAATTCCTTGACTGGAAAACCAACCAAGTCACCCAATTCTTCTAACTGAGATAAATTTAATTTTACAACTTGCATATTAAGCTCCTTACCCAACTGCATGATAGCAGAAGTCTTACCCAAACCAGCATCACCTTCAATATTAATTGCTACAGGTACTTTACCTTGAGCTTGGATATGTTGGTTATTATCAACCATGTGCTTAATAAAACTTTTTAACTCTTCAACATTTAGTTGTACTTGACTCATAACTCTTTTTTTATAGTTCTAATTTAATAACTTTACCTGGTAAATCTTCATTCATATGTGATCTTTCTGACAATACCCAAAGGACATTACCTTTTGGTACTACAGATGCATAACACTCACCGTCAGTAAAATACACCAGGCTAGTATATTTCTTTTGGTTAGCATTATAATAATCTAAGACAGGATCAAACTCTGTCCCCCCTCTTCCTGATACATTTATCTCATGCTTTCCTTTGTAAGGTTCTATAGACTTGATACTTGTATCACATTGTACTACAGTAATATCTACTCCTACTTTATAGATATGATGAATCTCACCCATAAATTCTTGTAGCTCAGAATCACTTACAGAACCTGAAGTATCAATAGCCAACAACATGTGTTGTTTCATTTTAATCTTCAGACCCGGATTATCAGAGAACCTTCTGTTTTCTTTTCTACGGATTTTCTTAGTAAATACCTTTGTGCTCACTCCAGTAAATCTTCTAATATATCCTCTCCAATCAAACTTAGGTGCAACTATTTCCTCAATAACAATTACTCCTTCTATCTCACCTGGAACATTACCACGTTTTTTAATAGTCTGTTCTTTGGCATCAGATAAAACTTTCTGTAATTGTTTCTCTATTAGTTTTTGTTCAGCTTCACTAAGATCTTCAAACTCTCCCCATGTACTGTGGTCTGGTCCTTCTCCATTAGCTACTTGATCAAGTAACTTATCCATCCCCTCATTACCACAACTACCATTCTTATCCTTCTCTTCTTGAAACTGATTCAACTTGTCATAGTAATATCTACAACCAGCTTTTCTATCAAGATTTAAATCTTCATAGTCATCTATATTTATTCCACCCTCTGGTAACCAATCTTCATCAATATACTGATTGATTTCCATATCCATTGCCACATTTGCAAGTCTCTTATTCTTAAAAGACTTAAAGCTTGTAAGATGACCAAAAGCAATATGAAGTAATTCATGCTTTAGTAATCCCATTTGATGCATTTCACTCAGGCCTGTCCAGAAATCTTCATTGATAGCCAACTGAAAGTTGATACCATTCTTACTCACACCTGCAGTAGAAAGATCTTTTCTCCATACTTTGTTAAGCATAATAAGAAAGAACCCATAATAAGGCTCCTTCAACATTAGCTCTTTACTAATTTTACTAAGACTTTTTTGTTTGTCCATTTTCTTTTAGTTTTATTTCTAACTCAAACTTGTCTGTGGGATACCCCATAGCATCTAACATCTTAGTTAAGTCTTCAATAAAATATTCTAAGAATAATTCTATTGACTGCTTACTAGATTTATTTGTTGTCATTAATGAAAGTATTTCCCCGGAGCTTAGTTTATTCTCCCAATCTCCATTGAACTTTTCAATCCTTTTTACTATAAACTCATGTGCAGGTTTACAATCTGCTTCCCAACTCTCTAAGTTATACTCACCATATTTATACATTACCATTATCTCTCCAACATGTTTTTTAAGATCTAGATCTTCTATAATCTTAAAAGCAACAAGTCTATTGTCTTTGTCAGGAGACTTTAGCATTCCAATCAGATTTTTTACTTCATCTTTTGTTAAAATCATCAGTCCTCAATTTTCAAAGTTTTAATCATCCACTCTGTAGGTGTATTTATATTATCCACCCATTCTTTAGCACTTGGAATATATCCATTACAATCTTCTTTAACATGTTGCTCACCAACATATCTTGTATATACAGTCTTACCTTCTGAATTTTCAAAACTTGGTCCAAACTTTTTCTCACATTCAAATATACCCTCACTATGGTGACGGAACATTCTGTGCTTACTATGTCCTATCCAAGCTTTGGTTTCATCAAACCAGTTATGAATCTCTATGTAATCAATTGGTAAACCTCCAAACTTTCTAGCTGAAGATTTTGCATGTTGCCAAGGATGTGACATTACTCTTCTATTTTCTTAAATAAATTACCCTCATGGAAATACTCTTCGTAATTAATAACTCTAATATTATTTTCTACATTATATTCTCCAGAAGGAACTAGTATAGCTAATGTACCATTACCACCTTCATTATTCCACCAATCTTCAATATCATCAAGAATTGTGTCTGTAGTAAAGTTTTCCATGTTGATTGCAAGCTCACTGCTTAACTTTCTTAGATCCTTAGAATCCCAAGGTAAATTTTGAACTTCTCCAATTGAAATACCCTCTTTATCTGTATACAGCATCTCATCTATACAACCACTATCACCACTACCTTCATAATTTATTCTAATACCAGTAACCCCCAGATCCGCTAATTGGATCAAGGTTTGCATTAATTCTTGTTCTGTCATAATTATTTAAATTTATAAAACCTACCTAAAATATTTGCATTTAGGAATTCTTGTTTCTCAAGTACTTCATAGATAAACTGATGTTTAGTTTCCTGATAAGTAAGCTCCATTTGAGAGTAACATATCCTAAGAATTTCTCTTTTGATAATTACTCCTTCTTTGTGAGCATCTTTAAGAATCTTATTACTGCTGTAATACTTCATAAAGTCAGGTTTCAGTTCTCGCTTGTACTTTTTTAACCTTTTGTCTGTAGACATAGCCAAAGCCTTTTTACCAAGAGGTTTCTTGATATTAGCAAAGAAGTTCTTCTTGCCCACATACAAAAATGATTTTCCATCTATAATAGCAGACATTATATAAACAAAGCCCACTGCTCCATCAGGAATATGTTTGTCATCAAACTCTTTACCTTGATAAATCCAACTCATAATAATGTCTGTTTTAATAACGGCAAAAGATTATCTCTTACTTTATCTATACCATGTGCTTTAATAGCATCTGATAAATCCTTCTCAAGTTCTAATACAACATAATCAAAACCATACTTAGATTTATATTTTTCCGCAGCTTTTATACCAGCCTCATCATTATCAAACAACACACATACTTTCTGATACTTAGAACTAATGTTGTTCATTATGTTCTCAGGTATCATAGTATTCTCACTGTCTGGTGCAATTGCTTCTGAATTAACAATCTTTAGTTTTTGATATGCCATCAAGTCTTTAAGAGAAGATGTTATAATCAAATAAGGTTTATCAAATACCAATTGTTCAGTACCTTGTATATAATCTCTTACCTTGATAAATTTACTTTCTTTAACCTTTGGCTGATAAATTTTATAGAGTGACCCGTCTTCTCTAAAATACCCATAGATATAATTACCCTTGATTGTTATACTTGACACAACATCATTTTCATCTGTCTTTGTCATTATATAATATTCTAATGGAACAACATTGTATCTAGATAGTAATCTAGAACCAATGTAAAATCCCATCCAATATTTTTGATCAAAAGTATTCCAGTGCCGCATTTCATAATCAGTAACTTTAAATTTACTGTGTTGCTTATAAGAC